GGCCACGATGGGGCCTGATCAACCCAAGGCGGCTCCTGGTAGGACTCGGAGCACAGCCACACTTTTTGAAAGTCAGTCGGCAGTTTCATGGTATCAGCCCAGTAATGTTTAAGCCGCGGCCGATCCATGCCGATACTTGCCATCCGACATGGAATGCGCCGACGCCGATCAATAAGGCCAACAAGCAGTCAAGGATTCGTGAGATCATGGTTTAACTCCAAAGCATTCGTTGACTAGCTCAGCAAACGCGGTCCAAGCAGCATCGCTAGCAGCAGCCCTAGCAGCAGTCCAAGCAGCATCCCTAGCAGCATTCCTAGCAGCATTCCTAGCAACAGCCCTAGCAACATCCCTAGCAACAGCCCAAGCAGCATTCCTAGCAGCAGCCCTAGCAGCAGCCCAAGCAGCATCCATAGCAGCAGCCCGTAAACCGTGATCTCCGCTCATTAAATAGTCGAGCACAACGTCTGGCGGGTCCCACAGGTGCGCCACGCTAACTGCCTGCATACGTGCGAAATAGCGCAGCATCTCACTAGCGTCCATGCGCTGAATTATACGGCGCTCTTGAGCGACAAATTTGTCAGTGTCATAGGTGATTATGCCGCGATATTCGCAGCGGCAGAGTATTTCGCCTGGCGCATACTTGAGCGCGTCAAATGGGTGCAGACTGCCATGGTAGCCGCACTTGCATAATTCTATGTTGTCGATTTTCGGTAGCCAGACTCCGTCTGCGGGAATTGGCGATCCATCGCGCAAGGTTGCGCCACAAAACCACCAGCCAAAGATTCTTTCGGCTGTTTGTGTCTTCATGGGTTTTCGCTCCATTCCTTTTGTTTGAATCGCCACGTATGCCCACCGTATCCTCTAAGAGTTATCCATCCGGGTTCGCCGCCGACGACTCCTAGATATTCCGTCGATCCTCCGCAGGTAAAATTTGCTCCAATAACAGAGAACGCGGCATGCTCTTTGCCGTTCGGTTCGAGGGCAATGTCGGTGATAGTAGTCGTGCTACCAGAGAGTCCAAAAGCGCTATCGAAGGAATCCCCGAAATCCTCCAGTGTGCCGCCGATCCATTCCGCTTTGCGATCCACGAATTGGGACCATAAGGGGTAATATTTACCGTTGATTGATTCCATGTGGCTATTAGCCCCCTTCCTTTTCTAGTCTACGCACACACAAGTGTCTTCACCGCAATCATGCTCAATGTGTATGAGATATTCGCTATATGTTTGTTCCCGTTTGTGATTTTTCCAAAGAAATAACGTTGTCGATAAACCGTAATTGCTAGCGATAAATTGCAAATCGCTTACCAGGTTTAACCATTGGCCAAAGACGACTCGCTCCACGCCTTCGTGATCCGTGAAACTATATCCCCAGACATGCCGACGGTTTTTCCCTGCTACTATATGGGTGAATCTTGTGCGTTTGGAAATTTTCCAAGTGAAACGCTGGCCAGTTTTATCAGTTAATTCGATTTCCATGGGTTGATCCCTTCCTTCCCCAGTGTCGCAAGCGCGGCGCAGGCAAACTCGGTTATTAGATCCAGCATATGCGCGTCGTTGTGGCCGTCAAAGTCAAGATCGTCGATCCGTTGTAGCGCCTGTGCCAATACATCACGTTGCGCCGTGATGCGGCCCAGCTCGGCGAGAATGCGGCGGGTGTCGGCCAATTCGTCGTCTAATCGTTCAGCGGGAATGTACTCCGGTATGTCGTCAAACATAATTCCCCCCCCCCTTGCGCGGTATTGCAGCGCTTCGAGCACAGTTAGTCCGATCAATGGGCGCCACTAGCAGGTAATGGCGCCGATGGTAGGACTATAGGGGCAATTCAAGGCCTGCTTTAATTGCATTCCAGTAGGGCACTGATTTTTTGCCAGCATACTTGCGTGGCATGAATTCTTTGCCGTTATAGCTTTGGGGGTCTTCTACTTTGCCTAGCGCAAAGCGGACGGCGCCAAGACGTTTTAACTCCCGGATTATTTCCGGTATGCCGTGGTTATTATTCTTGACGAAAGCTTTAGCTAGCTTGGCGACCAAGGCGACCGACGATTGCCGCTCAAGGCGTAAGTTCTCCACGCTTACACCATACGCGTTGCGTAGGCCGCGGCCATAATCCTTATCGGTGTTGGACATAGCTTCGAGAGAAAACAATTCATCTCCTAACTTAAGGCGCTTGTTCAAGGTGCGCGGTTCGTAAACCCGAATGTCGTGTTTCACGGCGCCGGAGACTCCACGGCACGGCTCGGTGAAATAGGTGTAAATGTAGTTAGGTGTTTTCATGGTTTTAATCCTCTGCGCAGTATTCCAGCGCTTCGAGCACGTTGGTTACAGGTTATAATCCGCCACTAATTTTCCGGTGGTTTTATCAAAAAACTGCACGGATTTTTTTCCGGCTCCATGGTTAGATAGCTGCCGCCGTGTGTGCGGATGCCGTTTTTGCAGCTTATCAATTTGGCGATTTAGCGTTTGTTTTGCGTTCATGATTTCCATCCTTCTCATGCGCAGTGTTGCAGCGCGTCTACGTTAATAATTTGCCGCCGGATGCTTCTTGTCGGTGACATAAACATGGAAATGGACCGTTCCGCGTGGCGGTCTATAAGTGCGGAGATCCACTAAATTGACATGGCGCATTTCTTTGCGGTTTTTCACCCAATTGAAAACGCGATCCGGATTGACCTCATTAGGGTCTAGTGCCCAGGCCGCACGTGAATCGCCGCCGCTTGCGCAACCCCAGTTAGACATAAATTTGTCCTTGGCAACCACGGCGAGATAGTGGGTTTGTTTCTGTGCTTCGGTCCGATCATCTTGCTTTTCCATGGGGATTCTCCTTGCGCAGTGTTTCAGCGCTTCGAGCACGGTTGATTACATGCACAATCTCTCATACTCACGAGACCAAAACTCATACTCAATATCGTCCGCTGCGTTCCAACGCAAAAACAGTATTAGTTGCCTGAGATCTTCTCGCTGTCTGAGAGCTTCTCGGCGGCGCGCCATTATCTGCGAGTATTTTGTTTCCATGGTTATGTTATAACACTTGCTTAGTGCGTTGTCAAGCATAATCTGTAAATTATTTTGAGATAATTCTTCCATGGGCTAACTAACTGTTATGTCAGTAGTTTTGCTGCGCAGCGCTTGTCGTTCGAGTTTGGCGATAGCTTGTAACGCTAAGGAACTCGGTTTGCTCTTACCTAATTCCCAACGACTAATAGTTACAAAGCTAACTCCAAGCTTGCGCGCAAGCTGTTCTTGAGTCAAATCCAAAGCGGCTCTAATTGATTTAATATCCATGATGAATACATTATAGCACTTGTATAGATGCTTATCAAGTGGGAAATTTTGCGCTTGCAATTTTCGGATTGAGAGAGTAAAGGTAATCCCATGGTGAGCAATCATCATAGAGAGTCCGTGGCAATAGGGCCGGTACTGGAGCAATCTGGTACCGGCTTTGTTGTGTCTGGACTCCGACATCGGCAATCCAGAGGCATGGACCGCGACTCTCATGGACTCTTTAGCGCCATCGCCTACCGCGCCACTAGCAGGATAGCGGCTAATAACTGGATTGACTGGGCTAGCGCAACCGACCGACCGACCGACCGACGCAATATCAATCAAGTCTTGGCTTAGGCTACACTTGATTACACTTGCCTGACTAAGTGATTGGAGTCAGGGCGACTAGGGGCCTCAGAGTAGGACTAGGGTTAAGGAAAGGGATTGCGGAGGGAGAGAGGGAGAGAGGGCAGTGTCCGAGGGTAAGGAGTCCGTGCGTCTTATGAGACTAACTGCTATTCTAACCCTACTGTTAGTCTTATCCTCAAGTAGTCCAATCAGTGATAATGACAGCCAGGCCAAGCGAAAACGCTGTCCACCGATCTATATTAGCTGTTAGGTGTCGTTATGGGATTAGGGTTTGCTGACAAATTAGCTGATACTGATATTACGCTATTTGTTGGCCCGGATGAGCTATTGCCTATGCAACGGCTATACCTTAACGCATACATGGCCAAGGGTACTCATCGGCAAGCCGCTAAAGTTAGCGGAATCAATAGGTTTTATCATTTTGTATGGATGAGAGATGACGCTGTTTATCAAGCCGCTTTTGGGCAAATAGCTACAGGTTTATCAGCTGATGGCGTGGAACTCATTGAGCAAAGGGCATTGCATGGTTACAAGGAGCCATTATCGTTCAAGGGGCGGCTGACTGGCGATTACATTACTCATTACTCAGATACGCTCCAAGTGCAGTATCTAAAAGCCCATGATCCCAAATATCGTGAGTCCAATGTCACCCTCAATGTCGGTCCACAGTCGTTAGCCATCACATATCCGGGCGCGAATGACCTACAAAACAAAGGTAATAGCCAGCCCGAGCCTAAGCAAATAAGCCAAGATAAGTGATAATTGTTTGATTGTTGTAAGTATTTGATAAGTAAAGGATTTGTCCGTCTGATAGGGTATATTATGTAAACTTTGGTGTTTCATGCTCATGCACTATAATAGAACAGGCGCGCTGGCTGGTGTGGGCATAGGCGTGGCTGGTCTTGCCGTTATTGTTGCCATTGTCCGGTTTTTAAAAAGTAGACCCCCCGTACCGGGGGTTTTGAAGTTCGGGCTGCACCGTCGTGGCCCCTCCCATAAAATTTCCCCCTATCCAACCCAAACTGGCCGCATCTGGAACGAAAGCCTTTAATAACCGTCATGGATGCTCCTATCTTTCCCCAGGACTGCAATTACCAGCAGCATCCGCTCATACCTATTCGCACCCCTGACGCGATTGTGGTGATTCAGCAGAACATGGAGAGTCCCAATCCTGTTCTTTACTGGTTCTTTTTGGCTGGGGTGTATCAGTTGGCTGGGGATAACTAAAGTTTAAGCGTTTATGGCTTAAACCAGGAACTGCGATGCCCAAGACTAAGCGACCGGTTGATCCTCGGCTACAGAATCAGAAAGCGGAGATTAGTTTTGCCGAGCAGCCGATTATTGCCAAGTTTGTCCAAGCGATTAAAGATGGGGGGCAGTATCCAGATAGGCGCGAGATCGTCTGTATTGGCACCCGTGGTGACGGCAAGACTATTGGTTGGATGGTTGGGACTATTGAACATGCCCGGATGCACCACGCCATGGGATTCCCGTTGCCCGCTCCCTGGGTTGGCGTCACGGATACCTTTACTAGCCACAAGTTGAAGACCGTTAAAAGCTTCGAGAATCCCATCTTTAAGGGTGGTTGGCGGCTTACCGACAATGACCATGTGGCGACGTTCTACTTAGCTGGGACCGCCATGGTTAGGGTTGACCTGTTCGGTATCGAAGATCAGGGTGCCATGGACCGGATGAGGATGGAGACCGTCGGCATGTGGTTCGAGGAACCCGCGCCGTCGGCGGTAATGGTGCAGAGTACCGGGATTAACGAGGATGCCTGGAACCTGGGTTTGACTTCCCAGCGTATCCCCAGCCATTTTCATCCAGCGGTTATTACCGAGAACTATCCGGATGAGGACCATTGGACCTGGCGGCGGGCCAATCCACACCAGCAACCCGTGTTTGCCCACCCCGCGCAGTTCCGGGAGTTGTTCGAGAAGATCAAGCAGCCTTGGCCGGTGGAGTTCGACAAGTATCCGCAGGGTAGTCCCTTGGAGCAATGCCATGGGATTTCGAGTGTGCTGTCCACGGTCCAGTGGTTTCGCGTACCAGCGGGCGAGCGGGCTAGTGAGATTGACCGCCTAGCTTGGGCCGATTCTCTTTCTAACCGCCTCGATATGGTTCGCCGCCTGCTCCTGGGTCAGCCCGGCGTGATTATGTTGGGCGATCAGGTAGCCCACGGCTTTACCCGCATGGATCATACGATCAGGGATGTTGAGCCGATCCCCAACGGCGAGATGCTTTATATCGGCTTGGACTTCGGCCACACCCCGACTTGCATTATTGGCTTTCGCGATTCGACCGGGACGCTCCGGGTCAAGGCCGGGCTTCATATGGTTGGCGGTATGCAACAGCTCTGCGACGATTGGGTGTTGCCATGGCTATCCAGGTTTGCGCCTTACGCGCTTAAACGTCCTGACGAGTCCATTGTGGTTGGCTTCGACCCCTCGGGGTTGTCGGCCTCGGATGCGGACATAACCGAGAATGCGGTGTGTGCATTTGCCCGCGCCTTGGGTTTCGACAATACCAACATCACCATGGATGGTGATGGGGTGTTCCAGCCTTCGCCGATCAAGTGGGATGCGCGCAGGGATGTGCTGGTGCGAATGTTCGAGCGCCGTCACGGGGTTGTCGTTGAGGAAAACCCATACACTAACGATTTGATTAAGGCGCTTGACGGCAGATGGTATTACGCCAAGACTCACCAGGGCGGATTGTCGAGTGATAAGCCCAAGAAGCCTAATCACCCCTGGGAAGATTTAGGTGATGCGTTTATCTATCTATTGTGCAGATACGGGGTTTCGGGTACAAGCGATAGTAAGCCAAAGCCGCCTTTGGTGGTAAAGACCTACTTCGACCCCCGCAAGATCAACCGAGGCGGCATATCCGGCTCAAGCAGTTTCGACCCGCGCAGGAGGATGCACTGATGGCAAGTTTATTTGGTGGGGGTAAACCTGAAAAGGTGATGCCGATCAAGTCTAGTGACCCTGAGGCTGCTAAGGCAGCGATCAATAAACAACGCCAACGTGCCAGCGGAAAGAGTTTCGCGTCAACCATTGTTGGCAGTGCCGGGGATTTACTCAAGACTTCCACGGGTGCCTGATGGCCATCGACGGCAAAGATATAGTCCGCCAGT